CCGATGGACTGCTGGCCGAAAGTATCCTGGCTGTCCGGATAGAGTCCGTTCTCTTCCATCCAGGACGCTTCGCCATGTCCCGTCACGACAGGAATCTTGCGGTCGCCGCTGGTATGGATGACCGTTGCCAGGCCGCGGAAGAAGTTCTCTTCCTGGAGCTTGTCGATGAGCTGATGCTCGAATTCATCCGGCACCAGATAGCCGCCATCGGCATCTGTGCCCACGCTCAGGGCGTTCTGTACATCGATGAAGTTTTTATGGCGGATGCTGTCCCAGAAGGCTTTTCGGTAAGCCAGAGATGCACGGCCTTTCTTTTCCGGGGCCTGGTTCCCAGCACCGGGCTGTTCCGTGATGGGAGAAGATGTCGGCTGGGCCAGCTGGGCATCGAGCTGCTGCTGGCGTTCCAGGCGGTCGATTTCCTTGCCCAGATTCACCACATCCGCTTCCATCTTGTCATACCGGGATGCATCTTCTGCCGATACCATGCCGTTCTCATCGCGGGCCGTATCCAGGAAGGCTTTCGCCGCATCCCAGAGGTTCTTGCGCTTCTCGCGCAGTGCTAAACTCGTATCCATTGTATTTGTCCTCCTGTCAATGAATGAGCAATGCCAGCCGTTTCTCTAAGGAAGCGGCTGGCACTTTCTGCAAGGGTTTCTTTGGTTTCAGTTTCTGTACAAAGGAATTCGTCACCGTGACCGGGCTGTACAGCATGGCTTCCGGCTGCTGTTCTCCGTCTTCCTGGTCAAAAAGGATCTCATCGGCAAAGCCCAGTTCCACGGCCTTCCGGGCATTGAGCCAGGTCTCGTCATCCATCATGTGCGAAATCTTCGTGCGGGCCAGGCCGCTCTTGATTTCATAGGCATTGATGATGCTCTCCTTGACTTCGCTCAGCATGCCGATGGTCTTTTCCATCTCGGCTTTATCCCCATAAGCCAGGGTCGCCGGATTGTGGATCATCAGGATAGCCACCGGCGACATGCAGACCTTCGTCCCGGCCATGGCGATGACGGAGGCAGCCGAAGCCGCCAGGCCGTCGATCTTGACGGTAACGTTCCCGGGATAATCCATGAGCATGTTATAAATTTGGGCAGCGGCAAAACAGTCCCCGCCCGGGCTGTTGATCCAGAGGGTGATGTCGCCGCTGCCCGCATTCAGTTCTTCCTTGAAAGCCTTCGGGGTCACTTCATCGCCCCACCAGGTCTCGTCCGAAATCTGGCCGTCCAGGTACAGCGTCCGTTCACTGCCGAAGGCATCGGGAACCGCATTGGTCACCCACTTCCAAAATTTATGTTTCATTCGTTTCTCCCTTCTGGGCAAAGGCCCCGGCATCCTTGAGCTTGGTCATGCTGCCGTTCACCAGGTACAGATTGCCGCCTTCCTCATCGGGTACGGGATTCATGTCTTCCATCTCCCGGATATCGTTGGCGGACAGCCAGCCGTTCTGCCGGCCGATGCTGTACCCGGTCATGCGGCTCTCGTAATCGCCGCGCATGAGGCCGTTCACGTTGAACTTCAGGAAATACTGCTTCTTCTCTTCCGGCAGGAACAGGGCTTTCTGCATGGCCTGCTCCCAGCGGATGACCCATGGGTCCAGAGTGTATTTCACAAATTCCATGGACTGCTGCTCGATGTTATTGAAGGAACTTTTCTCCAGGTCACCGATCATGTGCGGCGGGATGCGGTAAAGCCGGGCAATCTCATCGAGCTGGAACTTCCGCGTCTCCAGGAACTGTGCTTCTTCCGGCGGGATGCCGATCTGCTGGTACTTCATGCCTTCTTCCAGCACAGCTACCTTGTGGGCATTGCCCGTCCCCCGGTAGACAGCATTCCACGAATCCCGGACTTTGGCCGGGTCCTTCAGAACGCCGGGATGTTCCAGCACCCCGCTGGGACTGGCTCCGTTGGCAAAGAAAGACGCACCGTATTCCTCGCAGGCCATGGTCATGCCCACGGCATTGCGGGCCATGGCAATGGGCGAATAGCCGACCAGGCCGTCAAAACCAAGGCCGGGGATATGCAGCACTTCTTCCTTCTGCAGGACCACCTGCCCGTATGGTTTGACATTCGGATTCTCATCACCCGTCTTGGTATACAGATAGAAAATCTGTCCCCGGTCATCCCGGCAGACGGTCATCTTGTCTGGACGCAGCGGATAGAGTCCCTGCACCCGTCCCAGGCGGTCCCGGATGATCTGGGCGTAAGCATTGCCCCAGATGAGCAGGTGGCTCATGAGCGTTTCCCGGAAGATGAACGAGGTCATCTCCGGGTTCGGCTCATCATGGAGCAGATGATACAGCGGATGGTCATAGACCCGCTCCTTACCGCCCGGCGTGTAACGGTACAGCTGTAGCGGCAGAGCTGCCAAGGTTTCCGCCAGGATGCGGACACAGGCATACACCGCCGTTGTCTGCATGGCCGTGAACTCGTTCACCATCTTGCCGCTGGTGGAAGGGCCGAACAGATAACGGAAATCCGTGCCGATGTAATAGTTCTGAGGCTTGTCCCGAGTACGGAACAGGCTGGATAAAAATGGGATATGCATGAAAACCTCCTGAAAAGGGATACTTAACCTAGTAATTGATAGTTTACAAACACGTTTTATTAGTGGTAAACTATCTTTATAATAGTAAATCTCAGAAAGGAAATGAGCACTCATGAGCAGAATAACTATTGAAAAAAATACGGTGCAAGAAACATTAATCATTCCCCTCTATGCCAGGAAACTTGGCAATGAGCTCTTCCCTCACATTCTCCTAGACCCTTATGCGGATGACGTAATCAGACATCTGAATTACGATTTTTCTACGCTTGATAAAAAGAAAGGTTCTTTTGTTTGGAAGTTTGGTGCCTTAGAAGGTATTCTTCGAAGCAAAGCTATTCTTTATGAGATGCAAGACTATCTATCTTCCCATCCAGATGCGGCTGTTGTGAATATGGGATGCGGATTAGATCAGACCCCTCGCTTAGGAGATAACGGAAGAATGAATCTATACAATATCGACAGGAAAGACATTATTTCCATACGAAATTCGCTTCTTCCCCCTATTGGCCGAGAAATCAATATCGCGGCTGATTTAAATGATGATACTTGGACTCAATACATTGATGTATTTCAAGGAGTTTTCCTGTTTGCAGCCGGAGTGTTTATATATCTCAGAGAAAAAGAGGTACATCAACTTATTCTGAGGCTAAAGGGTGCCTTTTCCCACGGTTGCCTCGTATTTGATACTATCGGCAGCTTCGGTATAAAAGTACTGATGAAGAGAACATTGAAAACAATGGGAATACATGGCATAAAGGGAATGTTCTACTGCAATAACCCACTTCATGACCTAAGATTGGACGACGACATTAAGGTATCTGTACGAAAATACCTGACAGGCTATGTAGACCTGAAAAAGGAAGGCATCTCTCCACTTTTAAGGGGAATGGCGTATCTTTTCGATTGGGTGTTCAGAATGAACATCTGCCAAATTACCTGGTAATAAAAATCAAAAAGCAATAACACCCCGTTCGTCATAGACACTGCCGCTGCCTATCCCGTTGCGGATGCAGCGGTCCAGTGCCATGATAGACGCCACGATTCCGTCGATTTTTTCGACGGATTTTTCTTTGTCCGGCTTGATGTTCCCCGCCGGGTCCTGCCGCATGACAACATTGCCCGCCATCCATTTGAGGACGGGATTGCCGCCATGGAGAATGTTCCCTTCCATCAGAAGCTTGAACAGCTCCTTCGACGGCGGCGACATATCCTTGAACCCCTGGCCGAACGGCACCATGGTAAAGCCCATGTCTTCCAGGTTCTGCACCATCTGGGTGGCGTTCCACCTGTCGTAAGCGATTTCCCGGATATTATAGGTTTCTCCTAAACGTTCGATGAACTTCTCGATGAAACCATAATGGATGACGTTCCCTTCCGTCGTCTGGATGAAGCCCTGCTTCTGCCAGACGTCGTATAGGACATGGTCCCGGCGGCACCGCAGTTCCAGCGTGTCTTCCGGCAGCCAGAAGAAAGGAAGCAGGATGTATTTCTCGTCATCGCTCCGTGGCGTGAAAGCCAGAACCAGGGCCGTGATATCCGACGTACTGGACAAGTCCAGCCCGCCGTAGCACATCCGTCCCCGCAGGAAGTCCCGGTCAATGGGAAGATTCCCCTTGTCGTAGACCTGTTCCGGTATCCAGCGGATGCTGGCCGAAGTCCAGATATTGAGCCGGAGCTGCTTGAACACGTTCTCTTCCGCCGGATTTTCGACGGCATTCCGATAGGCTTCCCGGACGCGGTCAATCTGTATGGTATGACCCAGAGACGGGTTCGCCTTGTACCAGTTCGCTTCATCCGTCCAGTCTTCCTCATGTTCCAGGCCATAGACCACGGGGTAAAAGGTGGCATCCTTCTTCCGGCCCGCCATCAGGTCCAGGGCCTTGGTATGCAGTTCGTAGCAGATGCTGTTCTTGTCATTGCCCGCTGTGGTGATGATGAAAAAGAGCGGCTGCTCCCTTGCATCACCGGAGCCTTTGGTCAGGACATCGTAGAGCTTCCGGTTCGGCTGGGCGTGGATTTCATCAAAGACCAGGCCGGACACATTGAGCCCGTGCTTGGTTCCTGTTTCTGCCGACAGCACCTGGTAGAACCCGGCGTTGCGGTAATTGATGATTCGCTTCCCGGCCGACCGTATCTTGGAACGGCGCATCAGGGCCGGACTCATCTCGACCATCTGCCGTGCCACATCAAAGACAATGGAAGCCTGGTTGCGGTCACAGGCCGCACCATACACTTCGGCACTCGGCTCGTTATCGGCATAAAGAAGGTACAGGGCGATGGCTGCAGCCAGCTCGCTTTTCCCGTTCTTCTTTGGAATTTCTATATAGGCCGTCAGGAACTGCCGCTTCCCGTTTTTCTTGACGATGCCGAACAGGTCACGCACAATTTGTTCCTGCCAGGGCAATAAAAGGAAAGGCTTCCCGGCCCATTTTCCTTTGGTATGACAGAGATGCTCGATGAAAGCGACGGCACGGTCAGCCTTTTCTTCATCATAACGGGAATCCGGCAGCATGAACGCTGACGGCTTATATACAAACGCCAAACTTGTCACCCCCTTAGCAGCAGTTCCATTTCATCCGTTTCTGTTTCTGCCCCGTTTTCTTCCCCGATCATGCGGCTCCGGGCAGACGGGGTCAGACCGAACTGCTCACAGAACTTCAGCATAATCTTGAGGTTCGTCTGAGCAATGGATACCTGCGGCACCTGCTGCAGGTACCCGTTCGGCGTCCGCACCATATCCCCATGCTGGGTGATGAACTCTTCGGCCCCTTTCCACCGGGCATACGCCTGGCAGTATCCGGCAAAGGCCATCATATCCAGATGGGTCAGCATCCCCATCTCAGCGAGGACTTTCCCCAGCCGCTTCCATTCTTTCTTGGCATCATCCTCCAGCCAGTCCGGGCAGCGAGGGAGCCGTCCCTTTGGCATGGGTTCCTTCTTATTGAGGGGACGATGGCCGGGATTGCCTTCCAGCACCTTGAGCGCCGTCGGCTTCGGTTTTCTTCCTCGTACAGCCAATGGCGCTCACCTCCCAATAAAAAAAGCCCTTGCGGGCTGTACGGCAGAGAAGGCCGCGGCTGCAGCCTTCTCCGATTTTCTTTTACCATTTCTAAAGAAAATTTATGCATTTTATTTTATGGCAAAGGACAGGGCCTTGCGGCCCCGTCTTCAGGATTCCCTTACTTCGTGCTTTTCAGGACATCGACCAGCCATCCGGCGCTTGGATGGGTTTCCCCGGTTGCTTTTTCAAGCACCTGGCGGTCTTCCTCGATATAATGAAGCCCCTTGCCGACTTTGATGAACCGGACATCTTCGTAGCCTTTTATATCGGTCCGGTAAACCCTTGCCGTGCGGCTTTCACCATCGTAGCTTTTGCCATCCCATCCGCCAAAAGTGAAGGTCACTTTTTCCTTGGCAGCCTTGAAATGGGCTTCAAAATCATTCCTTGTTATGGCTGTTTGGTATTCGCGAAGTTCGAAATGGTTGCGGAGTGCATCGATGTTTGTCATGGTAAAATCCTCGCTTTCGTGTGCTTTTCCTCTGGGGCTTGTCCCCTTTGTCATGTATATATATCACTCTGAACGCACATAATAGCAAGTCATTTATCCGATATTTATGCATCTTATTCGATGACTTCCCATTCATCGGCTCCGGGTACCAGCCCAAGACTGCTACCCGTATCCCACTGTACATGGATGGTTCCGGCATCATCGACGAACTGGACAGTGCCTTCAGTTCCCCTGGGCGGTGCCTGCCTGTCATCCATGGCGATAAGTCGCACCCGCGTCCCTTCCATCCGTTCCCGGCTGTGCCGCAGACCGGCCCGCAGGACGGACAGGTCGAAACCGAATTTGCGGTACTCCTGCTCCATGTTCTGGTAGTACCAGTCTTCCGGGATGCCGAACCGCCGGTCTTCGCGCATGATGTACACCAGACCGCAGACTGTACCGTCATCGGTTTCCATTTCCACTTCTTTTTTGTAGTAGAACCGCGGGAAGCCTTCATAGGCATCGAGCCGCCGTTCATCCGCCGAAGAAATGCGCCAGAAAACAACCGGCACGAAGGCATCTGCCTTTTTCTCGATAGTGGCGTAACATCCTGTCAGGGAACCTTTGAAGAGAAGTTCATATCCCCGGATCCGGCCCGTTCCCGCAAGAACGGCATCAGGACACCGTCTTGCCATCTGTATTTTACTCATGTTGCTGCCGTAGGCAATGTAGATTCTTTGTTTCATCGCTCTCATCCTTTCTGAAGGGAATGCCCTTCTACCACCCCAAGGGCAGCCGAAGCTGCCCGGAAGGCTATCCCCTTCAAGCGGCGGCATTGCGCCATGCGGAATTGCCTGTGAGGTGTTTGAGGAAGTGGAGCCGGCAGGTCTTGAATTCGTCGCCGATGAGCCCGAGACGGAGCATCCAGCACCGGAAAGCGTATTTCTCATTATCCGTTTCAGTCTTCCGGGCCGAGGCCTTCTTCTGCGTGAGGGCCTGATGGGCGACGGCTAGGCAGAACTGGATGTATGCCTTGATTTCCCCGGAGTGGAGCGTCCCGTTAAAAAGCCGGAACTCGACGGTCCCTTTGGTGAAGGTGGCATGCAGGTTCAGCCCGTGGTAGCGGGTGCTGTTGTAATGATGGTTCCGTCCGTAAGGTGCTTCCTGATACCAGAGGTCGGCGATGCCTTCCAGCGTATCCGGCTTTCTCCGATTGATGTCCTTCAGGAAGGTCGTGTTTGTCTTCCGGCAGTACCGGCTTTCCCGCGAAGGATTGATCTGGAGGGCGCGGTAAATCATGTCTTCCTTGCTCGCCATGATGTTCACCAGGTTCCGCAGGGTCTTTGCCGTGAACCGTTCGGCCCCGACATGGATGTGGATGCCGCAGGACTTGTTGGCAAAGGCCCCGGCCTTGCGGAGCGTCCGCACCAGCTCCTGCAGCTTCGTGATGTCTTCGTAGGAAAGAATGGGGCTGACCACTTCCGTGCGGTAGAAGCTGGAAGCATCCGTAATGTTTCCGTTCACCTTCTTCTGGGGAACCAGACTGGAATCGTTCATGGCTTTCCATTTCCGTCCCTGTTCATCCCTTGCGGTGTAGGTATCGTAGGCTCCGCCTTCGTGCCGGCTTTCCGTCCCGAAGAAGCTGGCCATGAGGCTGGCGGCCCGGCTTCTCGTGATCCCGGTCATTTCCATTTCGATGCCAAAGTGCAATGTTTTCATAATCATCTCTGTCCTTTTTATGTGTGCGTGTGTTCTTTCGGTACACTATATATCACTCTAAAGGCACACAATAGCAAGTTATTTTGAGAATAATTATGAATTAAATTGAAGGTTTATAGGTTCTGATGCCGGCGTTCCTTCTGCTTTCTGGCATGGGCCATGGCCTCTTCTTCCGTGCGGAAAGCACTCCATCCGTTCAGGTCTTTCAGCAGGGCCATGCGCGATTCGTGGCTGGCCCTGGTTCCCATGCCGATGCGCAGGAGCCACATCCGCAGGTAGTACTTCTCGTTTTCCGGCTTCCGTGTGGCAGGCTGGACCCGTTTCGCCTTTTTCGCCGCACTGACAATGAAAGCCGCCAGTTCAATCAGGGCGCGGTTCTTTACGGCATTGCCGGTCGCGGAGAAGTAGAATGTCACCGTGTCTGCGGCAATCAGGAACCCCCGCCCTTCTTTTCCGTAGTTCTGATAGATGGCAAAGAAGGAAGTCCGGTCTGTACCGGGTTCTTCTTTCAGGTCTTCCACCAGCCTGTCCGGCACATGGATGTTTTCATGTCCTGCGGCCCGGTTGAGCAGGTACTGCTGAGCATGGAGCATGAAGACCAGGTTGCGGAGCTGCGCCCCATCCATGCCATCATTGGGAACCTTGATTTCCATCTTGTCCGGCTCCGTCTGCGGCAGTGCTTCCGATTCTGGCGTTTCATCCTGCTGTGTCGGTTCTTGCGTTACTTCGGTTTCTGTTCCTTCTTCCGGTTTCGGCTGCGGAAGGATTCCTGCTTCCTGCAGGAAATCCGTGATGGCGGCTTCTGTCTTTTCATCATCGCATTCGATATCGCCGCTGCGAAGGATGCGGAATCCCTGCCCTTCGTAGGCAAAGGCCGGGGTCCCGGTGTAATGAAGCTTTTCGTTACGGTTGAAGGGAATCATCCTTCTGGCCAGTTCCTTGCGGTCGTTCAGGTTCGTCTGGATTGTCATGGTCTATGTACCTCCTTGTTTTGCTAGTACATATATCACTCTGAACGCCGATAATAGCAAGTTATTTCTGCACTTTATCATAAGGAATTTTCTCATTTTTACGCAGTACAAACACGCCTTCATCCCCGCACTCGCTGATATACCGCTTCACGATGACATCGACGAACTTCTCGTCCAGCTCAATGCCATAACAGATGCGGTCCGTCTGCTGGCAGGCCATGAGCGTGGAACCGGATCCGAGGAACGGGTCCAGGACGATGCAGTGGCTCATGGACGAATTCTCTATGGGGTAGGCCATAAGAACCACAGGCTTCATGGTCGGATGTTCCTTGCTGGCTTTCGGACGGTCATATTCCCAGATGGTCGTCTGCTTGCGGTCGGAATACCACTGGTGCTTCCCGTTCAGCTTCCAGCCGAACAGGCACGGCTCGTGCTGCCACTGGTACGGGCTGCGGCCCAGGACCAGGGCGTTCTTCTTCCAGATGCAGCAGCCGGACAGGTAGAAGCCTGCGTCCTTGAAGGCCTTGCGGAAGTTCAGCCCCTGCGTATCGGCGTGGAACACATAGATGGATGCATCCCGTTCCATGTTCTGCTCCATGTTGACGAAGGCGCTGAACAGGAACTGGTAGAATTTATCGTCCGGCATATTGTCGTTCTTGATTTTTCCGGCCGTTTCTTCCACATCCACATTGTACGGAGGATCCGTCAGCACCAGGTTGGCTTTCTTGCCGTCCATCAATCGTATATAGGTTTCCGGCAGCGTGGCATCGCCGCAGATGACGCGGTGCTCCCCCAGGAGCCAGATATCCCCTACCTTGGCCATAGCCGGCTGTTCCAGTTCTCCGTCCACATCGAAGTCATCTTCTCTCACCTTCTTGTTGTGGACTTTGGAAAAGAGCTGCTCCACTTCTGGTGCCTCGAAACCCGTCAAGTCTACATTGAAATCGACGCTCTGCAAATCCACGATGAGGTCGGCCAGGAGCTGTTCGTTCCAGGTGCCGGTGATTTTATTGAGCGCGATAT